ATAATTTATCTGTTGACATTTTTGTCTCCTATAACTTTGGTTAAACTTCAATTGCTCGTCTAAACCAACCTAACCAAAATTTCTCTTGATTTGGTTTGTCTATAACTATGTTAGCAAATCGTAACACACGATATGCTCTTACTACATCTACACTTATTTTTTGTATAGCATTCAATGTAGCTGGCCCTATTCCACCATCTACACTAATTTTGTTTCTACTTTTAGAATTAGCAGCCTGTTGTAATACTTTAACAGCTCCCCTTCTACCGAAATTAACACACATATCAAAGTATATATGTCTTAATTGTGGAGGAACTGAATCACACTTACCTCGTCTCCAATAGTCTGTATGATATATTTTTTTAGCTTGTTCTTTTGTTAGATTTTTAATGTCCACATCAGGATACCATCGTTTAGCAATACCATATTTGGTTTCACCACCAGCATCATCAGGGTCATTTACATAACCACCTTCGTGGTCTAAAACTATATTTATTATTTCTTCGAATGTTGTTTTCATACTAATCCTATAACTAATTCATATATAAATATATATAAAATAAAAAAACCCTCAATATTTCTTCATATTAGGGGTTTTTTTATATATTTTATGTTCTTTATTTATTAGAATTTAAGTATTGCGTAATCATACCTTAATGTTAAACTAATTTCAACCGGGTCTGATGAGTCAAATGCTAAGTCACCAAAATTAGCACTTTGAATATACGCACCTTTTAATTCCCATTCTTCAACTACAGCTCCAACTGGGTCTAAAAGGTTAAATGTTATATTTTTCTTATAAAAATCAGAATATCCATCTCTACCAGTTACTGATTCGTGATGTAATCTAATCCACTCAATTACTTGTTGAGATGCTGATGGAACAACTGGATCATAAAGAGTAATTTCAAGTGGTTGCCATCTTGACTTACCTTTAACATATCTTGTTACATTCATATGTTCTAACACTACTTCATCTGATTCTATTGATGGACGATTAATTGACTTAATTAAATAAGCATTAATACCATCGATTTGCATTATAAATCTGTTTTTGAGCTTTGGCTCAAAGGGGGTAAACATTATATCTTGTGGTTCTAATAATTCAGCCATTTAATTTCTCCTATTAAGTACTTAAACCTTTAATTCATATATAAATATCTAAAAATATAAAAAAAAGGGACTTATATTTCTATAAATCCCTTTAATTTAGTTATTTTCTTAACTATTACTCTGGAAAAGAAGCACCAGTTGGTTGTATTGTAAAGTCTAATACAATAAACTCAGCAGTTCTTGTAGGTTGTAAGAATAATTGTCCGATTAATTGATTTCTATCAATTGTATCAGGTGTATTATTCGTTTCATCCATCACCACTCTAAACGCACTCAAACCACTTTGAGCTTGAATTTGTTCTAAGAATGGATTAGCAATTCCTAAGAATCTTCTTCGTGTTGCTGCTGTATTTTGTTCAAATACAAGGAATCTTGAAGAAGAAGCTATGAACTTCTTAACTCTAATCAGTAATCGTCTTACATTGATTCTATCAAGAGCACTTGCTTTTTTCTGTAATGTTTTTTGTCCAAACACTGTTACCCCTTGTCCAGGGAATGTAGCTATTGGATTAACATTTGAATCATACAATGTATCTCTCTCACCTTGAGTTAGTTTTCTTTCAGCTTGAATAGCAGTTGTTATTCCACCACGATTCAATCCAGCAGGAGCGAACCACGGGTGTGCAACTCTATCATTGAATGCATAAACACCACCTAATACTGTTGATGGCGGTACCCATCTTTGAGCTCCAGCGACTTGTGAATCAGGTATTTTAATCCATGGGTAATATAAAGCTGCAAAGTTTGAATTAAGTTTATCAGCTTCTGTTACAGCATCAGCTGGATTTTTATCATAAACCACAGGGTCGATAATTGCAAAACAATCACCTCTCGATTCACATACATCAATTACTTTGTTGGTTACAGCAGTGTGAACACTATGAATCAATCCAGGAGTTAATATTAAATTAACATCAAACTCGTCTTGATTTGCTAACAAGTCAAGAGCTTCTGCATAACCTGCTCCACCATCTGCAGTTGTTAAATCCTCTGGTTTAAAACCTTGTGTTTGTGTACTGATATTTTCATAGAAATTAGCAGCTGAACCAGTAGCAGCATCAGCTCCAGCTACAGTACCATCTGCACTTATACCAAAATATCCATTAAGACCACCTGAAAATCCACCTTGTGATGAACCACTACCAGCAGTTGGTAATGATGCTGATGTAGCACCTGTTGAATCACTTAAACTACCATTTTCATCAAGATAGTCAATTAATGGAGTTGCAACACTTTGAACTCTTACTAATCGTGATTTATTTGTAAATGAACCACTTAATTTAAGATATTTAGTTGTTCCATCTGTTCCAACATTTTGTCTTTGGTCACCAATTACTTTGGATATATAATCATTTGAGTTAGGGTCTAATGATACATTATTAAATCCTTCAAGTATTTGTTTTCTTTTAATATTATCATTACCTGCTCTAATTGATACATTAAATGTACCTTTTGAATTATTAATATTGCTAATTTCATATCTAATGTTATGAACTGAACCATTAGCAATTATGTTGTTTGTTGTTACATCAGTAGTTTCATTGTTCATTATTGTTCCATCAGCTAATGTTTCTAATGTGAATGCTGTAGTAGTTGAATTTGCTACAGAAGCACTAGCTGGTGCAAAAGCACCATCTAAAACTCTTACTACTGTAAGTGAGTTTGCATTTTTTAAATACTCTTCAGCTGCGTGTGAGGTTAAAAATTGGTATGAATCAGAACCTGATTTAAACACATCTCCGAATTTCGCTTGGAAATCAGAATATGATGTTACAACGGTTGGGATTCCTGCAGGACCTTTAAGTGTTGGTCCAACGAGTGCAGCTCCAATATCAGCGACAGCAGAAGGTAAGAAGGACTGGTCTATTTCATTCGTAAATACACCAGGACTTATAATTTTTTCGGCCATTGAATTTCTCCTAAGTTAACTTATTATTTTTTGAGGTAAACATACTATTTTGCGCATTAGTATTATTCATATATAAATATATGATTAAAACTTCAAACGATAGTTTATTTTTGTTTATTAAGATTTATTTGATGTTTCAGATGGCGTGAATACACCTGTTTCTGGATTTAAAGAACCTTGTCCGTATTTTTCAGTAATTCCATCAAGAAATTTCTTTTCTTCTGCTTGAATTGATTTTAAAGAATCCTCTAACTCAACCTCTTGTAAATCTAATCTGATTTGAGCTAATTTCAATTGTCCGAATTGATTTTGAACATTTTGATAACTGTTTTGTATGTTTTGAACTTGTGTAAGTTCGTCTTTTGTAAATTTTACTTCTTCTGGCATTGTAACCTCCAATTGTGAATTGTTTATTGTCTATATATAAGTATATATAAATTTTGAAAACAAGTGATTTATTTTCCTACTTGTTTGTCTGTAGCATCACCTTCAAAACCAAATACAACTCTTGATGGTGTAAGTTGTTTAGTTGTTTCATTAGTTGTCCCAAACACATTACTTGTAAATTCAGGTATCACATATGCTTTTATTGACAGACCAAATTCAGTTTTGATAAGTCTTTCACCATCTTGGTTCATTTCAGATGCATCACTTATACTACCATCTAATGATGATAAAAACTTGTATTGTTCTGAATCACCAAAATACGTACCTAAGTGTTCAAGAAACAAGTCACTAAGTATATTCATTTGTTCAATAAAATTAGTCATCATAACTACCGAGTAATTACATATAACATGATCTGGCATTCCAGTGTAAATAATTTCTTGAACAGGTTGAACTCCTTGTTGAACAGAAAATCTATCGTATTGATTATCTTTAGACCAAGCATTACTTCTAGCAACTTTTATAAATTCACCTCTTACATCGTGGTCGAATGACATTGGCATTGCATCATCAAAAGAAACATCAGTTCTTCTAAACATAATTAATGGAAGTATTAATACATTATTTTTATCTCTTAACACTCCTCTTTTTCTAAAATTTTTCCATCTTTCTTCGTTACCATAATAAACAGGTACTTTAATTGTTTCATTGGCTTCTTTTATTATTGGTTTCATAACATTTTTTATATGAGTCATTACAGATGTATCAATATCTTTTAATGTTACAGCAAAGTTTTTAGTAAAATCTTTACCAGGATTTATTGATTGTTCTCTATTACCACGAACTTTATTGTCCTTTGTAGATACTTGTGTAGCTCTATTAACTGACTCTCTGTTGAGTGTTTGTTTATTTGTAATTTTATTAACGGCCATTTCGTCTTCTCAATTTTTTAAGTTTATCAAGTTTATTGTTTACCTTACCCCTAATCTCTTCTGATTTAATACTACTCATATCAGCTTTACCAATTGCAATCTCTTTTTTAATATCTACCTCAACAGCTTTTATACCAGTCTGACTTGGTGAATCAAAGTTATCTAACTTATTCATTAACTTACCCATCATCTGTTCCATTTGTAAGTTACCATTAGGTTCAGGTGTATAAGTATGTTTTCTTTCACCATATACATCTTCATCTTCTTGTACATTACCACTTGCTTCAACTTGTGGTTTAGGTTTTTCTACAAAGTTAGGATTTGAAGTATCATACTTAGTAATTCTTTTTCCTGTTATTCTTTGAACACCCATTATTTTATACCTCGTTTTTTAAATCTTTTTATTTGTGCAGGTGTTCTACCAGTTCTCTCTAAAATTTTATTCTTTTTTTGTCTTTCTTGTTTTCTATGTTTTGCTGCTTTGTTTGGCATTATCTTGGTCTTTCTTCAATCTGTAATGATGATAATCTTGAACGATGTGCAGTAGCTACAATATTATGTTTATAATTTGGATGTCCTCCGAATAATTGTGGTTCTGTTGTTCCATTGATTTCCCAATAATAATCATTCCAATCCACAATATCACCATTTTCAGGATAAAAATTCAATGAACCACTTGATAAATTTTCTCTTTGGAAAAACATTTCAATCGATGAATTAGTATCAGAACCAAACTCATCTTGAGTTACCTCTGGTTCATTATAATTAATCAAACAATTAACTCTAAAACCCACATCATAATATTTAGCAGTCGATTCACCATACATATTGTCTTCTGTTCTTTCAATATTTACTTTATAAATATCAACAGATTGTCCAATGATTTCATCAATTAATTCTTCATTCATTTTATTAATTAAATCAAATTCTTTTTGTGGTATAAAAAATGGTTTTGTTTGACTCATTGTCTTATCCTATGTATATTTTTAATGGAGCTTTATTCAATACCTCTTGTTGAGCATTTGCAACTTCTTGTTCTGTAATTGCTTGTTCTTTTTTACTAACAGCTTCAAAGAACTCACTTAATTCTTCTAATAAATTTGCTTTCTCTTCTCTACCTTCAGCTTTAAGAGATTCACCATCCATAGATACTTCACCATTTGGTAATGGTAATGAAGCATACTTACTTCTAATAATACCAAGTAATTCTTTAGATAATGCTAATGTGTATTTACGAATCCAATTTCTACCCATTGAATTTACTTCAGTATATGTAATAAATTTATATGGTATGTTGGATGGGTCAGATACTTTGTTATTTGCATATGATTGAGTTACATCTACTTTATCATCTCGTTTATAATAATGAAAATATATTTTACCCCCATCATCACTGTCTTTTGGTAATGGGAATATTCTCATTTTATTATTCACTAATTCAAATGAATATGCAGATTTTCTAACTATATCATTTGTTTCAATTGCATTTGCTCTAGCCAAATCATATGACATTGGTCTTAATATATAAGATACTGCTGGAGATACATTACCAAATCCAAAAGAATCTAACATTTCAATGTTGTCATATGCTCCAGCAAATGGGTCATAGAATTTAGATATAGCTGCTGGACCGTTATTAAATACTCTTTGAACTTCGATTCTATTACCTTGACTCTCATCAACATCAGATTCTAAAGTAGATTCACTTGTTAAATCATAAACTTGTTTTGATGATGTTAAAGTTATTGAACCTGTAAACATAGTAGTACTGCCACCTACATTTACAGCTTGTCCGTATTGTTCTGATAATGTAAATAAAGATAAACCACCAATTGGAGTTTCTGGTTGATGAGAACCTGTTGAACTCATTCCAGTAGTTGTTGATGTGTTTCCATAATGTTCCCACATCCAATTCTTTGTATTGTAATGATTAATTTGTTGTGAGTATTCCGATACTGCTTCTTCTAAACAAGCATAAATTGAACCACTATTGAACTCCAATTGCATAACTGGATGTCCAAGTTTTGTTGCAACATATTTACAAATAGTTAAACTATCTGATTGAAATTCAGAATCTGCATCATAAATTCCGTGTGGTGTAGAACCAGTAACTTGTAATGCTACAGTTGGTTCTTCATATATAAAATTAAATTTTGACATTTACTATTCTCCAAAATTGGGTATTATTCTTCATATATAAATATCAAATAAAACAAAAAAGGGTGAGATAAAAATCACACCCTTTAGAGTTTGTTTGTTTTTTAAGGTTTAGTTATTATCCAGCATCTGAGAATGCAGTTGCTCCGGCTTCCGAACCATCACCATTATTGGTAACGATAGCTTCGACAGCCCAACCATTTGCTACTCCAGTTGTATTTACTAATCGTACAATTGTACCAGGTCCACCATCACCATCATCATCACCAGTAATTGTTAGTACATCATCATCTGCAACTGACATATCAGAAGTTGATGCTACACCACCACCTATACGCCTAGTAGTAGAACCAAGTGCAAAGTTATCATCTGCAGTTGTAAAAGTGAATACTGCACTATTGTTCAGTCTAACTGGCCAAAATACAGTAATACAATCACCTATATTACTACTAGCTGCTGCAGGTACTACCATAGCACAAGCAGTTCCAATTCCTTTATAATAAGTGTTAACTGCTAGAGTTAAACCATTAGAAATTGCTGTTGGTGCTGCACCAGTAGTAGCTGGGTCTTGAAATGTTCTCTTTGCTTTCAATTGTCCAGTACTTGTTATAGCACCACATGCTACTGTACCTAATCCTGAAACATTACCACTTGTATCAAAGGTATAATTACCATCTGATAATGTTCCCGTTAATGTTATATTAGTAATACCAGTTAAGTTACCACCAATACCCGTACCACCATCTAATAATGATAAAGCTGAGCGTTTTCCACCAACCTTATATTTTCCTATTCTTTTTGCCATTTTATTTCTCCTATAAAGTTAGTTTTAACTAAATGCTATTGTACCGGCTTGAGCACCTGTACCTTGATTTGTTGTTACAGCTTCGACCGACCATCCTTGTGCTGCTCCAGTTACATTTGTGAATCTCACGATTGTTCCAACACCACCATCACCATTAGTGTGACCTGTGATTGTAAGTATATTATCAGCTGCTACTGATAAATCACCCTTAGAAGCTGATGTTCCACCTACACGAACTGCGGTTGAACCGAGTGTATAAGCTGTATCTGTAGTTGTTGTATATGTATGAGCATTACCATTACCTATTGCTGTATTATAATAAACAACAATAAAATCACCAATATTTCCAGTCGCTGCTGCAGGTATTGTCATTGCAGTTGCTGCTGCGATTGATTGGTAATAAGTATTGACTGCTAGTACACCAGCTGCAATATTACCAGGTGTTGCTCCAGCTGCTGCTGGGTCTTGTAATGTATATCCAGATTTAAATTGTCCAGTACTTGTTATTGCTCCACCAGCTACTGTACCTAAACCAGACACATTACCACTTGTATCAAAAGTATAATTACCATCTGATAATGTTCCCGTTAATGCTATGTTAGTTATGCCTGTTAAATTACCAGATATTGAACCACCTTCACCTGCAAATACAGCTGCTTCTCTACTGGTAATAACATATTTTCCTGCTTTTTTATTCGCCATTTTATTTCTCCTATAAGTTATTATACAGCACTAAATGCTATTGTACCGGCTTGACCACCGTTACCTTGATTAAAAGTTAATACTTCAACTGCCCAACCATCTTTTGCACCTGTTAGATTAACACATCTTACAGTTGTACCTAAACCACCATCTCCGTTAGTATGTCCTGTAATTGTTATTCTATTATCACTTGCTACTGATATGTCTGCTTTGGATGTAACACCTCCACCTATACGAACTGCAGTCGACCCTAATGCGAATTGGTCGTCATTAGCATGTGCAGTGTATGTGTGAGCATTACCATTACCTGCTGCTACACCATAATAAACTGTGATGTAATCTCCAGCACTTCCAGCTGCTGCATCTGGTAATATCATAGCAGTTGCTCCTGCAACTGCATTATAATGTGTATTAACAGATAATGTTGTTGCTGAAATGTTTGTTGGTGCACCGTTTGAAGTAGCTGCATCTTGAAAAGTTTTAGCTGCTTTTAGTTCTCCAGTACTTGTAATTGCTCCAGAGGCTATTGTACCAAGTCCACTAACATTACCACTCGTATCAAAGGTATAATTACCATCTGATAATGTTCCAGTAAGTGTTATATTACCAATACCTGTTAAATTACCAGATATTGCACCACCAGAATCTACCGTTGACAAAGCTGATTCTTCTTTGGTAATTCTATATTTACCTATTCTTGTTGCCATTGTTATTTCTCCTAATGTTGAGTCACTACTCTCAGGATTGTTTAATTTTTTTATACTAACCCTGTTTAGTGACTACTTGGGCTAGTAAATTACATATTATAATTCATATATAAATATCAAATGCAAAAGAAAAACCCCCTAATAAAAGGGGGTTTCTCAACTAAGTTTATAAAGAGTTAACTTATACTAAGTTTAAGTCTTTACAATGGATTTTACCATAAAACTCAGGTCTAATCATCTTCTTAGCATATCGTGTC